CTGGCGAAGCAGGGATTGCATCGTTACCGCCTGGTGTTGGAGTAAGACGGGCAGAACCACCAGGCATGACCAAATCTGGTTCTTGATTAAATGTTTTACGCGCCTCAATTGCTTCAGAGCGAGCAGCTTTATTAGCCGCCGCCTCATCAGCCGCCGCCTTGCCCGACAGGTACGCGCCGCCAAAGCTGGTCAGCCCGCGAGCCAGCGCCCCCATGCCGGACACGGGCGCGGTGATGCCTCCCGCTGTGGACACAGCTTGCTCCTGTGCGCCCATTTGGGACAGTGCTTCGGCCAGCTTTTGCTGGCGGGAAATACTGCCCTTGCGGGAGGAGTAGTCGCCGTCTTCGTCTGGCTTGGTCAGGCTGACGTACTTCCTCTTCAGGAAGTCATAAACCTTGCCGGGGGCATTTCCGATGTCGCCAAGGGTGTATTCCATTACAATGCTCCGTAATTGACCATCTTGTAGCCGCTCGGATGCTCCAAGACAGCTTCAGGAATAATCTTTTCAACTTCTTGCGCCATGACGCCGCGCTCACGGCGGCCAAATATATCATACTCATAGATGCCAAAGCCCTTGGGGTGTTCGCCAACCTTGACGATATTGGACTTGAGGCGGATGTCTGAAAACATTCCACCGGCAGCAGCGCCGCCAGCAATGCTACCAATACCCTGATACAACCCGCCCAACGCCCCCATCCGGGCATTATACGCCGCCGTGTTGTAATTGCCTTGGTTGGTCGCCGCCTGTGCAACAGGTGCGGCTTGGATATTACCGCCGCCCGCGTAGCCCTGAAACTGGGGCGTCTGAATCTGCGAGCCGGACAGCAAGCCCATGATTTCATTCAAGGGCTGGTTCCGCATGGCAAGGTTCTGCTGGAGCCGCTGCTGCTGGGCCTGATTGCCAAACTGGGCCGCGCCAAGGTTCTGGTTATACTGCTGGGCAGCGGCCTGATTGTACATACCAGCCGATTGCCCAGCCTGACCGTAATTCTGGGCCATGGCGGCATTGGCTTGGTCCTGCGAACTCATGGCTTGGCCGTAATTCTGGCCGATAGCCTGATTGCCAAGCTGCTGGCCCGCAACAGCCTGACCAAAGCCCTGTCCAAGAGCCTGATTAAACAGCCCGGCCTGACCCATGGCTTGACCGTAGCCCTGCTGATTGGCGCTCATATCAAGGCCGATACCCTGCAAGGCAGCCTGACTGAGCAGGTCGTTCTGGCTCTGCTGCTGTTCGCGCATGGCGTTGTTGTACGCCTCAGACCCCGGCGTGATGCCCTGATTGGCAAGCTGCTGGGCAGTAGCGGCAGACTGCTGGGCAAGCTGGGGCTGGAGGCGGTTCATAATGGCCTGTTGGCCTGTCATGCCCGCATTGACCGGCATTCTAGCCACCCCGGACATATCAGCGCCGGTCTTTAGATTGCCGTACTGACCGGTATTTACGCCGCCAGCCTGACCATACGCGCCGGGGGCAACGCTGCCCGCCATGCCGTACTGGCCCATTGCGGGGCCATAATTGACCGGCATCTGCGGGCCAAGCGAAGTCTGGATGTCGTAGCCAGACGGATCAAACTGGGTCTGCAAGGCTCTTTGAAGCGTTGGCAGTGCAAACTGTTCAGCGGTTTCAGATAGCCCCCGTCCAATGCGCTGCTGGGCTTCTAAGGCCCGTTGCGATTCTGGGTTTAGGGTCTGGGTAATGGTCGGCGTGTCAGAGTCGCCAGCCGTGGTAAACTGTGAAATGTCTGGGGCCGCGCCGTAATTGCCATACTGGTCCTGCTGGCCCTGCTGATTTTGGTAGTTTTGCATGGCTTGGTCATAGCCAGCCTGATCTACCTTCGGAGCGCCAAAACTTACAGTCTGGCTGCCATATGGCGTGTAGGTATTAGGCGTGTTCAGCCTAGCCTGAGTACGGGCAGCGGCGATGTTTTCAGTGCCTTGCGCCCGCGCAGCGGCTGTATAGTCTGGTGCTGGCGGTGCTGATGGCTTACCCATATCGTTCTCCTAAATACCTGCAATCAGCCTTTTTCAGCGTGTACAAAATGATGTCGCCGTCCGGTGCTGCGTCTGTAATCCTTGCTTCTTCTGCAAACCCTAATTTCTCTACAAATTTCATACTCTTAGCATTCGCGCTACTTACCGGGACAATGACCTTTTCGACCGCGCATTTGACATAAGCGTATCTAAAAATCGCCCCTATGTATGACCTGTTAATCTGCCCAGTTATAGCTATATGAGCCATAAGCGAGCGGCCATTCCAGTTCTCATACATAATCCCGGCTACAAGTTCTCCGTCCTTTTCAAGCCCGATGGCAGTAGCGGTATCGCCGCTGAAACTGCCGTTCATCTGCTTTGCTACCCAATGGCCCACTTCAGGCCCGCTAACTATACGCCCGCCCATCCGGTTTGATACACCACATCTGTTGAAGCCCATTGTATCTGGATGCCGCTGCTGGCCGTCTTCATCTGGACCGCCCCGCAGTAGCCTATGCCCGTAATGCCAAGCCATGTGTTCTGGATCGCCAGATCAGCGCCCCACAGGGCCGTATCCCAAGTGCTTGTCGCCGCGTCCCAGATGCCATAGGCCGAGCCGGTAAAGGTCACGGGGGCCGTGGTATCAGACGTATCGAAGTCGATGTTCATGCCCACGGAGATGGTCGGATCGCCGTTGGTGAAGATGCTGGGGCGGGCGCGAGTGAAGTACTTCTTAACGCCGCGAGCGCCCATATAATTGAACGCTTGCAGCGTGGTGGTGGTGATATTGCTGGTATTGTCAGTGTAATTGTCATCCCAAGCATGGCCGACATAGCCATCTGAGCCAAAATACGGCTCTTCGCCAAGCGTTTCCCAGCAATATGCTGCCCAGCCGATAAATTGGCACCATGACTTTGTGATGTTGTTCATCACATACTGCTGCTGCTGGCCGTCAGCTACCGGGACATTGATCCAGACAGCGTTGTATTTGGCAGTGCCATAAATCTGCCAGCCGACATCAGCGTGGCTTCCGCCATACTGGGTCGTTGCCGCTGTGATCGCGCCCTGTATCTTGTCAGACAGGGCAACGCGGGGGTCTAGGCGGCTAGATTGCAGCGATGCGGCGAATGGCAACAAGCCGTCATATGTCAGTACCAGCAGGTCGCCGCCGTATTTGAGCATGACGCGAGAGCCAACGGGCGAACCTACGTTCCAAACGCCTATTAAGGCCCATGTGGCTGCGCTGGCCGGGTCTGTGCCGCGAAAGACAACCACTTCGCCTTCGCTGGTAATAAAGGCAAGGTTGTCATCGACGCCATAGCCAGCGTCCAGCGTCCAAGTGTCCAGATCGACTAAGCGACCGCCAAGACGGCAAATCGAACTCATGTCAATATACTGAGCCGCGCCGCCGATAGAGCTAGTTGGCAGATACCAAGCCTTCAGCGTGTTTTTCTCAATGAACCACAGGCGGTTCTTGAACAGCGTGATATTGGACAGGTTGTTGTCAGTCACGCCCGTAATGGTCGGGGTTGACCAAGTTGCGCCATCGTACAGCCGGGCGTCATCAACGCCATTGACGGCCATAAGGAAGCTGCCGCCAGCCGTGGTGATGTTGACGTATTCCCAGATGCCATTGGTCAGGCCGGACACAACAGGCGAACCTACAGCCCCGGCGGCGGTTACATCGTAGATTTTGCCTGTACTAGTGACGGCAAACATCTTGGACGTTGCGCCGCCGTTATAGATCAGAATGGTCTGGGCTTTGCCATCAAGGCCCGTGGCGTGTTTGGTATAGCCGCCGCGCATGGTCAGGCTGCTGACCGTTGGGAACATATTGATGAGCGTTACAGCGTCCGTAGGTTCCATGTTGGCAAGGCTGTCACGCGCGTTCCACCCGCCCAACGGGGCGGGCAGCGACTGCACTTGGGCCGCGTTGCCTTGGACTAGGGCGCGTGGACTAATTGCCATATCCGCTATCCGGTATGTTGTCCCAGCCAATCAGAACGGTGCCAGGGCGCGGGGCGAACGACAGGTTAGCCGCCGACGTATCCTGTGCAACGGAAGTCTCAAACTCCGTCAAATAATCGCGGTAAAGCGCCGTAGTATCAAAGCCCTTGGCCTGGAAATATTTCAGCTTAGTTGACAGGACCATAAGACGGTCAGGGTAGATGCAAGTATCGCTGTCAGCCGTAAAGCTATTCTGTACAGTGCCGTTAGCGGCATTAGCCCAACCCTTGCTGCGATACTCGAAACCCAGATACTCGTTAGTCGAGTTACCCGGCCAAATCTGGAAGTAACTGCCATACAGGCGCCAGCGGATACGCGGGCCTGTGCTGATAAAGCCGCTCAGAAGCCATTCCCACTGCTGGGCGCTTTCGGGGCCAAGCATTTCCCAATGCTTGCTCTTGTCCCACTGAGTACGCGGCACGATGCTG